TCAGACCTCTTCGACACACTCCACCGAGCGCTCGATCATCACTTTGGCCATCTCCACCATGTGCATGGAGGCGAAGGCCAGGTCGCGTTGTGAGCCGGTCAACTCATCGCCGAGTTCGTAAGCGGTGGCCGATGCGCAACGCAGGAAATCCAGCGCATGCACCAACGTCGCTTCCAGGCTGATGAAGTCGAACTTGCTGTCGCGGGGTTCTCTGGGGGATCGAGGAACTGGCAGGTAACACGCCATGGCGCGCTTGACGACAGCCTTGTCGAAGATCGGAGTGGTGTTGGGTGGATCGGGGGTTACTTTGACCATGCTTAGCTCTCTCCTCAATGGAAACTGCCACTTGATCGCGACTAAACGATTGAGGTGGCAGCTGTACGAAGGTTAGTCGACCGGGAGCTAAGACCGGCGCACCCGAGGGTGCCCTTACGCACAGCCGCCATAGAATGCAGGAAGAAAACCTGCATATGACAGCGACGCGATACGCCTTAACTCAAACCCGGGCGACTAAACCCGATCGCTGATGGGCAGCGACGGGCGGAGAGTAGAAGCACAAGTCGAGAGGCGCAAGCGGTCGGGGATTCTCTCGGAAATGTCCTTCAAAAGAAAGAGACCATGCCTGCAAAAACCGGCCTGAAAGCGTTGCAAAAGATGATCTCTACGCACGCAGCTTTTGATGCTGACCAAAGGCCGTGGGAGATGATATCGGCACACACGATGCCTGGGATTCTGGCCGAAGGCCGTGGGAGTGGACTTGTCCACGATCTGTCGGGAACCGACAGCAAAATAGGAGCACCGTGACTCTCAGATTCCGGCCATCAGACCACAAACAGAAAATGCCCTCTAAAACTGATCATCCTTCAACCGCGTAAACGGCACACTTCGATTCTGCAGCTTACGCAACGTCAGCTTGTAAGCACTCGACTTGATCTGACTGCCCATCGGCGTTTCCTCCAGCAAAATACGCCCCGACGCAAAAGCGCAGCCGGTATTGAGCATCTTGTACTTGAGCAGATACAGCCCCGGGTCCATCTTGGCGAAACTGAACACCGCCCCGGCCGGCACGAACGCATGCCGAAACGCCCTGCGCCCCACCGCATCGGTGACCTTGGCATACACCGCCGACTCACCCGCAGAGTTATCCACAGTGATCTGCGACCAGCCGTTGTCCTTGAGCAACGGCATGTCCTTCACATACCCCGCCTTGTCCGACCACGGCGCGCCCATCGGGTCCAGCGCGGGCACCTCACACTCCGACGCCACCGCCTCAACCGGCTTTGCCTGACTGACCACAGGCTCTTCAACCGGTGCGGCGGGCGCAGGCTTGGCCCACGTCTGCGCTACGGGCACCGGTTCAGCCGGCACAAACGCCTTGCCCGCCTCCGGGTCATACCCCATCCACGCCCCGCCTGCGCAGAACACCACAAACACCAGCGCCCAGCGCCACGCATGGCGACGACGCTTGTCACTGGAAGGTGATGCCGGGGAAGGAGAAGCCTTGGGAGCCGAGCCTGCCTGAGCCGCCCGAGCGGGCGTCACAGTCGCAGCGGCAGAGGTTGCAGCATAAACATGAACCGCCTGCCCTTTCGCCGCATGCGCCTGCTTGCGACGCTGCGCCTCGATACGGGCCTTGTGCTCATCGGCAGCCAGCTGCGCGTCATAAGCCGCCCGCCGTACGGGGTCGGCCAGCACATCATGAGACGCGTTGACCACGCCCATCATGTCCGAGGCATAAGGATCGGGATTCCTGTCCGGGTGCAGCTTCTGCGCCAGCTTGCGATAAGCCTTCTTGATCTGCTCAGGAGAGGCATCGCGAGCAACACTCAGCAGCTCGTAATGCGTGGGCGTTCTCTGCATTGCACTAGCTGTCCATGGCCGACTGCCATTTTTGATACAGCTATATCGGCCAAAAAGCCCATAGCTCCAGTGCAAATGCCACGCAACAAGAACCAGCCCACAAGAAAATGCCCGAATCCAGAGGATCCGGGCATTTCTTGAAACATCGATGAAACCTTCGCGACCATCCAGACGCACATTCATGCGATTCAGACAGCAATCCTCGGCCCCACCTTGCGCAAGACCCAACAGGCCAGACGCAATGACACCTATTCTTCAACAACTCCTCAGCGAATGACCAGCCTGCGGCACACAACACCCCAAGCCCGGTTACGATCCATCGCATCACTCATCAGACAATCCTTTGTCTGCATGGCTGAAAAGCTAACGGCCTGTGCTGCTGACTCAGTAGCCTGGGCCGTTGAGAACAAGCCTATGCAAAGCCCACCCGCCCTGCAACACCCCCAAAACCACCAGCCCCGCCCAGCGCCTTTTCATGCACCAGATAGCCATCAACGCTACAGCCGTCGGTTTGCAAGGCCAGGTTAAAAATCCAGCCCTCCTTGACGCTCAAGCCGCCCGCAACAGAAGCAAAATCAGCCTCCAGAAGCGCAGTTCTCACACACATCAACCAGACCAATCCCTGCAAACCAAAGGAAACGTCCTGCACCACCACCCGCCCACATCCCACCTGGAGCACCAGCGGCCAATTTTTTTCAACTGAATCAGACAGCTAGGGTTTACAAGCGCATCAGAAGCTATATACTCGCAGCCCATTACGCCGGTATAGCTCAGTTGGTAGAGCAACTGACTTGTAATCAGTAGGTCCCGGGTTCGACTCCTGGTGCCGGCACCATATAAATCAAGGGCTTGCAGCGATGCAGGCCCTTGTTTTTTGCGGTACACGTAACAAGCCACGTAACAAGCCATCCTTTCACTGCGCCTGACCAGGCCTTAGACGTGATTACTCGCGCCGGTAAAAGCGCACACGTCAACACACGTCCGCACCTCCCCAAGCAGCCCACCCAAGGGCAGCGTCTCAAAATTTGTTGGGGCAGAAAAAAAGAGCGATATTAGTAATATGCGTTGCTGAAAACGGCTACAGCCCTTGTAAATCAAGGCTCTCAGCGTTTTCGGGAAATAGCGATATTGAAGCGATATGAAGGCGATAATATTACCTTTATGAACAGTAATATTTACCTTCCTTAAAACCCAATGATTCCGGGGGTTTGGTAAAATATCGCTATTCATATAGCTACCATATCGCTATGCCCTGCTATATGAAGGACCCAGCAAAACCGGGGCCTCCAACCCTTTTTTCCTCGCATCTAGCTAATATCGCTATTTTTTTTACCCCACCCCCATTTTCAGAACGAAATCCCACGTTCCGGTCACGTTTCAGCGCCATCGACCCGGTCGGGGCATAGGAGATAAACATGTCCGAGGATTTATGCGTCACTGACCAGATCGCGTTGTCCCGCCATCGAGTTTTCCTCCTGAGGGAGCTGAATCGAACCAGAAGCATGGCGCTTCGTTCGGCGATCTATGACCAGCTCGCCCATTTTTCTGCGCTGCTCTGCATGCCGATACCAGCACTCGATACCATTGGCTTGCCCGAACAGTCAGCTGAGGACGCATTGATTCCATTCTGGTCAGCACTCGACCTACTGGATGGCAAAGGCGAACAGTACAACCATTCGGCGGCACCCGAGTCGTTGCTCGCGATCAACTTCAAAGATCTGCAATCACGTCTGGACAAGCATGGTTGCGGGCTACAGATCGACTCATCTCTCCGCAGATTTCTAACCGAGTCCGTTAAGCCGAAATTCGTCGAGGCCAACAAGAACGTGGCCAGTGTTTTATTGAAGAAAACAGTCAGGTGCATGGTTTTTCAAGCCCGTGAGTAACTGTGTAACGCAGTGAAACCTCCAAACTGACCTAGAAGCCTTGTCGCTCAGGGCTTCCAGCCCATCCACTGCGAACGAGGCTGTGACCGAAATCGGCGTGCGATTTGATCGACCCTGATTTCGAAAACCCTGGCCTCAGGGTCTTTTTTAGTTTTTCACCCAGCGAAACCGGGGGCTTCTGCACGGAGCTCCTGAATGCCTTTCCAAGATCCACAGTGCAATCCCACTGCATTCCTCTGCAAAACTTTGCACTCTGTGAAATGGCTGATCAGCCGCAGAGGCCCACGGTCCGCTTGGGCTTGAAGGGCTATTGCACTGCATCGAGATTTGCAAAAAAAACGGACGCGAAGCCCGTCGGCGGGAGGGGGATAAGTGCTTTTCTTACAGCTTTTTTATTCCGAAGTTAATTTGGGCGCGACAAATCCTCTCCACCATGTCGCCACCCACTGTGGCGTTGTGCTTCTGGCCGACCATCAGGTGCAGATCACGCCCGGTCGCTTGGCGCAGATCGTCAACAGCGGCCAAGCTCGCGAATCCGCCTAACAGCAGCTTGAGCCCGCCCAGCGCCTCAATCTTCTTCAGCGGCGGAGCGTTGCTGCGGGTATAGAGGTTATTGAGATTCTTATACATCAACACTAAAAATTCAGCTACCATAGTGTTTCCTACGTTTTAGAAAGGGATTTACACTATGGCGTTTGACACTTACATGCAGATTGAGGGTATTCCAGGCGAGTCTCTTGATGCACTATTTAAAGATTGGATCGAAATTTTAGATTTTGATGTTGGTGCGAGCCAGTCAGCATCAGCAACTGCAACAAGTGCCGGCGGAGCATGTAGCGGGCGAGCCAGCATGAGTGATTTTTTCTTTCGCAAAACGGTGGATAAATCCACACCTAAACTTCATGAGGCTTGCTGTAGCGGGAAGCATTTTAAAGAGGTTACTATTGCGGTAAATCGTGCAGGAACTGACAAAATAAAATATCTAGAGATCAAGCTTGAAGAAGTTATAATTTCGTCAGTATCCCTCAACGGCAATGGCTCGATGGAAAATGGTTTCCCGACTGAAACTGTACGCCTTAACTATGGGCGCATTAAAATTCTCTATACACAGCAGAAACGCTCCGACGGTCAAGGTGGCGGACAAATTGCGGGTGGGTGGGACGGTATAAAAAATAAAACCTACGCTTAATTTTGGCCAAGGACGGGCGCGGCATGTCTGAAAACACTAACAACCCTAATATTGCATACTGTAGTTTTTTGTTAAATAGTAAACCTGTGAGCAATTTGCGTTGCGGGCAAGCTAGCTATGAAGCGTTCTCGGGTATGGACGCCCCTTTTGTTAACAGCCCGAAGTATCAGTCTGTTGAAAGCAAGGGTGCAATTCCAACTGGTCGATATTTTATTGTCGATCGGCAGAGCGGGGGTACCCTTGGGTGGATTAAAGAACCCATACAGGACTTTTTAGCTGGTACGGATAGGGGGGAGTGGTTTGGTCTTTACAGAGATGATGGCGAGGTGGATGATCAGACAACCATTGATAACATCAGGCGTGGCGCTTTTAGGCTCCACCCCGTTGGGCCACGCGGTATAAGCCAAGGCTGTATCACCCTTACCTCTCAGATAGGATTCGATGAGCTTAAGAAACACCTTCGCAGTCAGCGTGGCGAAAATCTCCCGGGAACGAATTTAAAGTATTATGGTGTAATTGATGTATCTGCTTCTAGTGAATAGCGAAAAAAACAAATGAAGAAAATAACGAAGGCCATCTCAAAGAGCGTATTAAGTTTAGTGCTGGCTGCGCTGCTCACTAAATGGCTTGTTGCGTTAGGCCTGATGGGCTGGTTACTTCAAACTGAAACAGGCCTAGATACTTATGCTTCGGCTGCAAATGCCCTGGGCATAATCGGTAGCGAGGACGGAGAGTTTATGGTTCTCACGACAATAGTATTCGTAATGCTTGTACCATCAGCATTTCTTGTCGAAGGGGCAGCTAAAGCTCTTCGTAAATTCAGAACATAGCTGTAACCTGCAAAGATTTTAAGTTTCAGTTTTATCGTAAGTCGTTTGGGGAGAAGAAAAAGACTGATGACGGATCTGAGTAACTTTCCCGAGATTCTAAACCATAGGGGTGATGTATCGATCATAGCGTTACTGGCTTTAGCTTAGCTGACAGTAACGCTGCTTTGGTCGCATCCGCTGTAAACGCACCCGCGTTGCCAGGCACCGGCGTCGGCCCATGGGTATGTCCAGAGAGCTGGATGTTCATGTCCTGAACCAGATCGAGCAGGTCACACACGACCTGAAAGATGTTCACACCGCCCGATCCAACCCAGTTTTTAGGAGCCTGCAAACGCTGGCTCTTACTGGTGATGCTCTCACGCAGACCCTGAATTCGTTCGTGCATGTCGCCACCCACCGTGGCGTTGTGCTTCTGCCCGACCACCAGGTTCAGATCACGACCGGTTGCCTGGTGCAGGTCGTCCACTGCCGCCAGGCTCGCAGATCCGCCCGACAGCAGCTTGAGCGCGCCCAGAGCCTCGATCTTCTTCACACCACCCACTGACTCGGTCGAATGGTCATCCACCGTTCTGGTGTGGCTCTGGAAGCTTTCGGTGTTCGTCATAGCGTCGATCTCGCGCTCGATCGCCTGGTCCTGGATCTTGCCGTCAGTCTTGCGCAGCCAGTTACCGTCCGCGTCGACGCGCTGCTGCACGGCGTCACTGTGCTGCCATACCTGGTCGCCCTTGGGCACCTTCGGCAACGTCAGACCGTGCGGCAGGATAGTCTGAATATAGGGCTTGTGCGGCAGGCCATAAGCGAAGCACACCACCACGCTGGTGCCCTCCTCCGGAAAAGCAAAGAATCCCATTTCATCACCACCCACCGGCATGGGCAGCGGCACGCCGGCCAGTACCGGCAATGCTGTATCGATCTCGCCGTCCGGCCCCATCACCTGCAGGTCGACCGAGAAACGCGGGCGGAAGTCGTCACACAGCCCGGCGCTGGCCGGCGCATCCGCCACGGCCACGACCTTGGCGAAGCGCGGCAGGTGATAGCCACCAGTGAGTTCAGGGAATTGCCGCTCTACGCTGCGCTTGATTGCGTCGTCCATTTGATAGCCATCTGTGTGCCGGCCAGCGTCACGTTCGTGATCCGCTCGCCCTGGTTGATTGATACGCCTGGTCGCAGGCCTGGTAAGGCCGCAATCATCGCGCTCTGGCTGCCCTGGTAACCGTCGAAAAGGTTAACCGGCAACTGCAACGGCGACCGAGCGCCGAAGAAACTGTCAGCCCAAGCGCCGACGTAGATCTCTCCGTCGCCCTGTTGCTGCCAGATAAAATCCTTGATGCCAAACACCCGCGCCATGCTGTCCAGCGCCTGGTATCCAGCGGCCAGGTTGTAGAAGAACGGCGTCTTGGTGCGTGTATACGCCTGATCCGATACCCGAAAGCGCAGCCCGGTCTTGCTGCCGATATCGGCCAGTACCGCACGCAGATCTACATGACGCAGGTTCATGGGCAACGGGTTGGCCAGCACAGCGGCTAACTCGCGGCACAGCACCACCTGCTCGATGCCGTTGGTGGCGGTGCATCGTTCCACAAAGCCAATGAAATGACGCTGCAGGACCGCTTCGTTGTAGCCGATATCGAACGTGACCAAACCTTTGACGGTAACGCCGGCCTTGATCGTAAACGTGGCGCGGCCCGGACTCTTCAGGTCCAGGCGGACATCGTCGTTGACCAGCGGCATGACCGCGCCGCCGATAGTCAGCACCTTGTGCAGCTTCATGCTCATGAAGCGCCGCCCAGATAGGTGTCCACTTTCTTGAGCACTGCCTCAAAGCCTGTCAGCTCTTCGGGCGTGCCCGATCCGCTACCCGCAACACCATCACCTGGTGCTGACTGCGACGTTACGCCGTTGCCGGCGCGCCGGTTCTCGACCTTCTCCGGGTTGGATAGCTTCTCGCTCAGGGTGAACTGGACGATCCATTGGGCCAGTGTGTCGTCCTCACGGGCGCTTACCCCATCAGAGAACGTCACCTGCCGGATGCCAAAGGCCTTGGCCGTGTCGTTCACGATGCGATAGGTCTGGAGCTGGCCACCGCCTGCAGTCGCCTCGGCAAGGCGCATGATCGTGCGCAAGTCCTCGAGGGCCTTGTAGGGGATTGTCAGCGCGACGGTCAGCGTCTTGGGTTTGAAACCCTTGTGCGATTTGTCGGTTGCCGATGTCTGGCCGCCCAGCTCGTCGGCCTCAATCTTGAGGTTGGCCGTCAGCTTCATGCGGTGGCCGATGATCTGCTCGCCGTTAAGTAGCAGCGTCATAGGCCCACCAGTTCCTGGACAAAGCTCAGGCTCTCTGCAGATCCCACCAGCAGCGCGCCGGCACACAGCGGCCATTCATGGCCCGGTGCTTCGCCTTCGAGCAGTTCGCGGCGCAGCTGGCCCAGGTCACCCGGTCCCAGCATCCTGGACTGGATCGACACGTCGTCGGCACTGTTGGTGAACTGGGCTTTCAGGTCGGCCAGCTGCTGATCGCGCTCCTGGGCCTGCGCCTTCTTTCGTGCCTGCAGATCTGCGAGGTCCGCCATGGGCGAGCTGTCAGCAGCATAGCCCTCAAGTACAGCCAGTTGGCCGGCCATGGACTGGCTGGCCAGCTTGGTGATCGGGCACCGCTGCAGCGGCAACTGGCTCCAGAGCGGCATTTGCCCGGCGATCGGCATGACCCACTTTTCCACCTCCAGCTTGGCCAGGTGTTCGGCCCGACGTTCGGCGCGCACCAGGTCCGGCATAGGCAGCACAACGTTGAACCGACCCAACGTCGCGGCGAGCTGGTCCAGGCGCGTGGCGAGGAATATCAGTACCAGGGCGCTCTGCTGGCCTTGCGGGCGGACTGCGTCGGTGGTGTCCGTCAGCTTGTCAGCCAGTAGTTGCAGCAAGTTCGGCGCGGACAAAAAGCGCTGGTGGCCGCCGCTGCCCTGCCCTATACCGTGCTGAAAAGGCGTCACCACGATGCACGACGGGACGTTCTCGAACTGGTCCGCCAACGCGGTACGGCCGGCGCTGATCGCCGCTTGTGCAGCGCCGCCGATCCGACCCGGGCTGGTGGTCGCGATGTCGGCTAGCTTGGAGACTCGCTCCCCAGTGCTGAGCATTTCGCTCTGGATGAGATTGCGAGCGCCGGCCATCTGGTCCATCCATTGAGTGGCTTGTGCCGGCCAGCGAAACTTGATGTTGGTCCAACTCATGGCAGCACCAACCAGGTCGGGGCTGATGGGCGGGCTGAAATGTCAGGGAACGACGAATGCTCCGGCCAATCACGCAGCGCGCCACGATAGGCCTGCAGCGCCATGTAGTGTTCCACCGACAACGTCGTCGCCTGCCCCGCTTCGAGCTCGTCACGGTGACGGTTGACCATCCCATCGGTCTGTTTGAGCTGATAGTCCCGCCAGCAACGATCATTCTCGCGCAGCGTCTCGATGCTGGGACCAAACGGCGCAATAGCAGCAGGTCGACCCCTGTCATCCAGATCGATACGCATGCCGTTGCTCTGTGCCTCCAGTAAGGATTGGTAGTGCTCTATGCTGATCTCGATCAGATCGCTCGCCGGGGGCAGCAGGCATTCCGGATTGTCGACGGTAATCTGCGGCACCGGGACGCCGAGGTCATCGATCTCGATCATCGGCACGGACTCCTCCTGGCTGTGGTCGCCCGCGATGTATGCGGGATCCGGGACCAGGATCTTCGGTCGTTCGAAGGTTGGGTCATCGATAGTGATGGTTCGGGGGCAGTGGCTCGCGCTGCTGTAAAACCCGCCCGACGGGCGACCGTAAAAGAACTCCATTTATTTCCCCGTTACGCGGTAGTGGATGGTGATGGGGGTGTTGCTTGGGTTACTGCCGGCAACGCGTTGAACGCGTACGGTCATGGCGCCCAAGCCAGGGCTATGAAACCCCACCAGGTTCTCGGCAATTTCAGTGGTCTCTCCGACCGCCTCAATGCCGAACGTCACAGAGTGGAACGCGGCCGGGAACGACATCGGAAAATAAATCCCCGCTTCCGCCACCGCCCCGACGGCATTCGGCGATACCAGCGTGACTCGCCCCCACTGCTCGATGCGACCGGTGTCAGCGTCTTTGTGCCAGCCGTTGACCTCAACCGAGGCAGTGTTTTTCGGCCGGTTGGCTTCGGTCCAAAAACGGTACCGGGCGTTACCCGCTGACCAGCCACCGAAAGCAAACTGGTTGTCCGTGTCCAGACCAAAGAACGTGCCGTAGGACCCGCCCCGATGAAATGTAATCACTGCTGCAGCGGCCGGGTTATTGCCGTTCGTAATCCCCAGAGGGGCGTGGCCTTGGGTGTAAGCACCCGCCGCTGCCAGCGAAGGAACCTGACCGAGGCTGAATGCGGTGTAGCCGTTTTCACCCGCGAGCCGCACAAAACGCCCATCTGACTGGCTGGCGGTATAGGCATCGGTGATGCCATAGCCACCGAGGGTGTTGGCTACGTTGGCTTTGCCGGCAGGATTGAAGTTGCCCGAGTGGTATAGCTTGTACTGCGGCTGGCCAGGGTCAGATCCGCCCAGATACAGCTCATTGTCAGTTTGGAGCCCCAGCATCCGCGCCACACCACGCGAAGAGGCATGAAAGGTAATGGCTGGGTGCAAATCCGAATCGAGAACCAAACCCGCAGATCCCCAAACGCCGAGTTGAGCATCTGCTTTGCGGCTGTATAGTCGGCCGGCCACCGTGCCGCCGCTGGTCGACAGTTTTCCCGCCAGGGCATTGGTCATGCTGGTGGCAAAGTTGGGATCGTTGCCAAGGGCCGTCGCCAGTTCCTTGAGGGTGTCGAGCGCCGCCGGCGAAGAGTCCACCAGGGCGGCGACCACCGAATGCACAAAGGCAGTGTTCGCGGCCTGCTGGTCCTTGGTCGTGGCCGGTAGCGAAGGCACTCTGACCGGGCCGGTAAATGCTGCCCCCGCCAGATCAGCTTTAAGGGCCGGATTGAAGTTACCGGTGTCCCACGGCTCGCGGCCAAACAGATAAGCACGCTGGTTGGCCAGATCCAGGTTCAGCGGATCCGGTACGCCTGTCGAAAAGATTCGGAACGTATGGTTATACACATCAGCAAAGACGGTACGTAACGTCGTCGCCCAGCGCACCTCTGGCGAGTCATTGCTACCGTTATTGAGCACGATGGACTGCGTAGTATTGATCGTACCCGTGACATTCCCACCGTTTTTGTTGAGCTTGGTGTCGACCAGGGCCTCGAGCATTTGGCGTACAGCTACGACCATTTTGGTGGTGGCCAACACTTGATCACTGTTGCTGGTTGGATCACTGCTGATCGCGTTGGGAATCCGGTCCAGCTTCACGTCATCTTTCGTGGTGGCCCGGGCGCGCAGATTGGGATAGTCGCCAACCCGGGAGGCCAGGTGTTTGATCAGTTCAGTGATGATCGGCTCGACGCTGCGCAGATCGGTAATCAACGATGAGGTGGGCAAGTCGGCCAACGGCACCAAGTAATGGCGTGCGCCGGCACCGTCGTTGTAATCCACCTTGTCCATGCCAAACACTACTTGGAACGTACCCACCACGTCGCTGTGATCGCGCTGCAGAGACACATCCAGCCAGGCCTTGTTGGGCACCGACGGCACGACGACCGGCAGGACGGCTGTCGACTCCAGACGAATTCCTTCGACATAAGCCACCCCCGCCTTGAGCTGGTAGGTGCTACCGACTTTCTCCAGCTTCAAACCGCTATCAAAGAAGCAGGCACGGCCAAACACATCGCGATTGCTCAGCCGCTCGCGTTCGTCGATGCCTTTGAGGCGTACAGTGAAGTCGTGCTGCCAGGTGCTTGCATCGATCTTGATGCCGGTCAGTTGCTGGGCACCGTCGAACACCACCAGGAAGTTGCGCGTCACGTTGTTGCCGATCTGGTCAGGCAGGACGTTCTTGCGCTTCTGTTGCAACGGCACGTAGGCGACCGACAGCAGCACGTCGTCGCTGGTCTCCAGGCCGATCCAGTTCCAGTCGAAGTCACCGATATCGGTGCCCATCAGGAGGCTGTATACCACCTGGTTAGGGTTCACATAGCCCTGCTGGGTGATGTTTGCGGTGTAGACGATCTGGGCCGCTGGCGGCTTCACGCCGGCGCGATTGACCGGGCCGCTCACATTGAGGCCGGGCACGTTGGCCAGCACGAAGCGGGCGACGGTCAGCGGCAGGTTGGCCGCTTGTTTCTGGGCGATCAGTTTCTCGCCGGCGAGGGTGATACTTGCAGCCATGAGGGCTCCTAAAGGCTGGCGACCAGCGTTTGCTGATCGTCATTGAAATCCACCAGGGCAACAGCAAGCCGCACCGGGGTGATGGTTACGAAGTCATACCGGCGGCAGGTGCGTCCGTACTGACGGATCAGCACACGCAACAGGTCGGGGTTCTCGGACAGTTGGGAATCGCTCAGGGTGAGCAACACGACGTCCCAGTCGCGTTCGGGCATGCGCTCCTGGATCTCGACGTAGCCGACGCCCAAGCGCTCCAGGATGCGTTTCAAACCAGCAGTGCTGCCGGCGTCCACCGAGTTGATAAAGGCGTACTTGACCCGCAGACGGAACAGGCTTTCAGGTTCGGAGGGAAACCGCGTGACGTCGCGCTGCCAAGCCCACAGCTCCAAAATGGACAGGTGGCATGTGTCCGCGTCGAACTGCAGGTACGGCCAGCGCAGCCACTCGGTGGCCTGTTCCCACCAGAGCTGGGAGGTGGTGACCAGCTTGGTCAGCTCCAGCCCTTCGAGCCAGAACGGCAGCTTGAGCTTGATCATTGCAGGACCACCGCCAGGGTGCTGATGCGCGGGATGTCCAAGGCCGAGACGATGTCGCTGTTGGCGAACCGCAACGAACTGATATCCGGAAACTGGACGTGCAGCTCTTCGGTCAGGCGGCTGAAACTGAAACGTGACTGGGGAAATGTCCGAGTCGGCGCGTAGTCACTCTGGGTGCTTTCGCGGAATGCAGCGCGGATGAACAGCCCGACCTCAGCCTGCAGCGTCTGCAGCTGCAGCGCTGTCAGGTTCGCCACCGGCCAGACCTTGACGCTGATCGCGTGCAGGGTTTCAGGCATGGCCATGGCCAGCAGATCGTCACCGTGGCCATGGTTGCCGCCGTCGCGGATATGCGTGTTGATCTGCTCGAGGAAAGTATCGGCGGGCACGCCGGCGTCGAACAGTACGAAGGCATTGGCGCTGCCTGGCCCACGCGGCGCGCCGTGTTCGAAGTACACGCCATCTGCTGCCACACCTGGAAACCCGGTGATGATCGCCCGGTACACCGCATCTGTGTGCCACTGGTTGACCGCCGAAAACTGGTTGCGCACGCGCAGACGCAACTGGTCGTCATGCTCGGAATCCGCGCCAGGCGTCTGCAGCCAGTCGGTGTTGTTTACCACCTGGACAACGCCCGGTACCGACTGAGGCAGCACCGCGTAGTAACCCGGTGCCAGGTTGTAGCCGCTGCCGGCTCCCACGGCCTTGACCGGCACCACCAACTGGCTCTGGCCCTCTTCAAAGCTGCGCGGCTCGGTGGTTACCAACTGGTAGATATGACCATTGAGGGTCGGTGACTGAACGACAGTGCCGATCGGCACTTCCAGCTCGCCACCGGTATTGGCGCGGGTAAAGAGCAGTTCACCAACGGCCACCGTCGCGGCCTTGCGCTCGATGTTCACCGCCCACGCCAGCATGTCCAGCCATTGCGCGCCGGCAGTCTTGACGAAGAAGTTCGGCAGCACCGTGCCACTGACAAACTCCAGCAGCCAAAGCACTGGCTTGGTGACCAGCGCCGTGATGATTCGCCAGAACGGGCTGTACGCGCTGGTGTTGGTCAGCGTGCTGCCCTGCTCGACGGCCAGCTTTTCCCAGGCCTGTTTGAGCTGCGCCTCGGTGGTCGGAATGCCGGAGTCACCCAGCGCCTTTTTGAAGTCGACGGTCATAAGGTGATCTCCACCTGGCCAAACTTCACGGTCGTGGCGGTCACCAGGTACACACCCGGCTGGGTCTGCTCGATCTGCGCAGTACCTGGTACCAGGCGTTCGTCATCCTCGACGAGCAGCTCCATCTGCTGAATGCAGTCACGCTGACGCAACCGGTCGCGCTCGGCCACCAGGGTGATCAGCAGGCCACTTTCGCGGATCAGATGCGCGATGTCCTGAGCGATCGAGGCGCGGTCATCCACCAGCAGGGGCTGGCGAGCCGGGTCGAGTACCAGGTCGTTGTTCATGATCAGCAGGTCGACGTATTCACTCATCAGCCGCCCACCGCCATGGCCATCATGTTTTCCAGCTCCAGCGGTGTCATCGGTTTGGAGGTATTGATATTCAGTGTCTCGACGTGGGTGCCGGGGCGCTGGTTGGGGTTCATGGCGTTGCTCTGGTTCTGGAAGCTTTGCATCAGTCCTCCTTTCGGGACGGCCTGCGGTTTGGTGGGACTGATCGACGTATTGGCGTTGATCGCCTTGCGGGCCTCAATACCCTTGTCCGATTTGGCGGGCAGCTCGATGACCTTCTCGACGCGCTCTGGCAGTGCCGTTTTGGCCGGCATAGAAAACGCCAGATCAGCCGACGCCGACGGCAGCAGGATCGGGTCGGCCTGACTGATCTGCGGAGCAGGCATCTGCAGCGGTTTGAAGGGCAGCACGTTGGGTTGCGGCAGGCTGATAGGCGGTGCAGGTTTCACCTGGACTCTCGCTGCAGCACCCTGGGCCGGCGCAGATCGAGCGACCGCTGCCGACAGTTGTGGACCCGGTACAGGTGCGCCCAACTGACCAGGCAGATCGGGCACCTTCGGCGGCTCTGGCAAATCGCCAAACGTGGTTTCGATGTTGATACCGGGGATCTTGTTGGCCATCTCGATCAGGCTGTTGATTGCGCCCTTGACGGTGGACAGGATGCTGTCCCAGGCCGTTTTGGCGATGCCTGACCAGCCGCCCATCGAGTCGAACCAGCTGGACAATTTGGCCATCTGATCGCTGATCCACTGGAACGCGGTGGTGTTCATCAGTGCGGCGCACAGCTCGTCCCAGTACACGACCGCTGCGACCACGGCAGCGGCCAGCAGGACAATGCCGGCCACGATCAGCAGCACCGGGTTGGCCAGCATGGCGGCGTTGACCAGCCAGATCGCGCCCTGCCACAGCAACATGCCGACACGCACGATCGCCATCCAGGTGTACAGACCGATCAGACCGACCACAAAAGCCGCAACCATGACCGTGTGGAACAGGAACATGGCGATCGATTTAAAGCCCTGCCAGGTGAGCAGCTTCCACACGGTGAGCATGCCCAGCCACACCATTTTGCTGACACCGACTACCAGGGTCAGCAACGACATCGCGGCGATGAAGCCAAAGACCACCAGCGTGGTGATACCGATAAGCCGGGTGATGTTCGGGAACAGCTGCGTCCAGCGGGTCAAGGTCTTGGCAATACCCACCAGACGTTCCATCAGCGGTGTCAGCGTCGGAATCAGGGACTGACCGAAAGCGATGCGCAGCGCCTCGACGGCTTTGCCAAACTGCTCCCAGGGGTCGACCATGGCCTTGGCCATCTTCTCGGCGTTCTCCAGGCCCCGGACCTTGCCCAGTTCGGCAATTCCGTTGCGCAGCCGATCGGTGTCCTTGGCTAGCGCGCCGATCACCTGGGCACCTTCACCGCCGAACACTTCCATCAGCTTGGTGCCGGCAGCAGCACTGGTCAGGTCGCCGTACTTGCCCTGCAGCTTGTCCATGATCTGCAGCATGGGCAGTGCATTGCCGGAGGCGTCCGTGAAGCTCAGGCCGGTTTTCTCGGCAGCCGCGCTGAGGTTTTCGAAAAACGCCTTGTAGCGCCCGCCGGCGTCGCCGCCTTCCATGGTGCTGGACAGCGTACCGACCACCGCCATTTGTTCGGCAAAGCTGACACCGGCCTGGGTCGCGATCGCCCCGACTTCCTTGAAGGCGTCTTTCAACTGGGCACCATCGGTGCGGAACAGCTTCACCGCCAGCGCGGTCTGGCCGGTCAACTGCTGCGCCCACTCCACCCGGCCCATCTTGTCTGCCTGGGACTTGAACAGGTTGTACATGGTGCCCAGGTAAGCGCCGGTCGTTTCGGCGTCGGATTTGGTGACCTTGGCCAACAGGTTGCTGGCACTGGTGATGGTGGCCAGCTGGCCGCCTACCAGGCCCTTGATCGCGCCATCGATGACGCGTGACGACGCCACGAACTCGGCGGCGCTGGCGGCGTAGGTGATCGAGAATTCGAGGGCCGTCCGGTTCAGCGAAGCCAGCGCGTCTTCAGTGGTGCCCAAAGCGCGCATGTCGCCCAGCGCCCGGTTCACTTCCAGCGCCGGTTCCAATGATTCGGTGATGGCCTTGCCCGCCCCCACCAGGCCGGCCAGGCCTGCACCCATCTGAATGATGTTCTGCTGGCTCTTGGCGGCAAGGTCGCTGAAGCTGGTTTTCACCTTGCCCAACGGGGCACTGACCTTGTCGGTCAGTTTCAGGATGAAGGCCAGGCGGGCGGAACGGTCAGCCATCAGGGTTATCCGTTAAAGGCAGTGGAAATGCCGTTGGCGACGGCAATTTCCATGCGTCTCCAGTGTTCGTCTTCAAGCCACTTGGCGGTGCCCATGCTTTCAATCGTGGGCTCGGCGCCAGGCAGCCAGCGTTGGGTCAGGGCCAGCAACTGGCCCAGCCCGTCCTGGGTCAGGCCTTCGGCATGTTCGAGGGCTTTTTTACGATCACTTCAACGTCCGGCGAATACTCTTCAAGCAACGCACCGGCCAGGGTCATGGTGGTGATCGGGTTTTCCAGCAGCGCCTTCAGTGCGGCCTTGTCTTCGTCCTTGACGGTGCCCATCAGCAGGTTGTGGGCCGGCGCGACCTTGTTGGCCTGGGTCGTGGCGTTGAAGTACTTGGTGATCACCTGCGGGGTCAGGTTGAACGTGAATTCCTTGTCGCCACGTTCCAGGGTGATGCTGCGGTTTACTTCGCTCATGTCGGTGTTTCCGTAAGGTTGAGTTGTAAAGGGTCAGGGTTGTGCCGGCGTGCGTTGCACGACCTGGCGGATGTAGTCCTGCAGGCCGAGGATCATTTGCCGGCTGAGGGCAAGCTCGTCTCTGAGGGTGAAATAATCCGATCGAGCGTCTGCTGCGAGTTCGGCGCTGCCTGCATCAGCCAGGCCGGCGGCGCTGGCGGTACCGGGCACTGCGGGGCAGAAAGCTTTGATGCGCAGCCGGTAACGGCCATCAGCAACAGCAAGCTGCAGAGTGTTGATTTGAGCGCGGGCACGATTCAGTTCCTCGGTGTGGTGGGTGTCGAGCTGGTCCCGCGCTGCCAGCTGATTGCGGGCCAGGCGCGCCGCCTCTCGCTCGGTGTGCAGATCTGCAGTGGCGTCGACCAGATCAGCGCGGGCAGCGACGAGCTGGTTGCCCTGGTACTCGAAAGCGCACCAGGTCAGCAGACCGACCATCAGCAAAACCAGGGCAAGGCGCAGCGGGCTGATGGTCATTGCAGGCACAGCCTCATTTCGGCCAGCCGGCGGTTGTGCAGGCCACGAACGAAGGCCTTACGGCCATCTGCACCGGTCACATAGGCCCACACCGGCGTCGTGCCGTCGGAAGCCCAGGCCAGCGCTTTGCAGCCCTCGGCAATGCGGCCCGCATTGATCAGGCCCACCGCTCGGCTCGCGCACGTCGTCGGCACGCCGAAGTTGTGGCCATGGCTGCTCAAGGCGTCGAACGTGTTCTGCCCGATCGCCTGGTTGGTCAGGCATTCGGCCAGGCTCAACTGGCCCTTGGCGATGACCAGGCCTTCCACCTCGGTGCAGCGCGAATCCGACCAATATTCACCGACCACCACTGGATCCGGGCTGGTGTGCTTGGTGATGCCCTTGCAGACCGTAGGCAAACCGCTGGCCAGCTTGTCGGCATACACCACGTTCTGGCCGTTGCCTTCCCAGGTGCCCAGGAACGCGGTCAGCGTGCCGCTGCAAAAGACCAGGACGCCGGCGACGACTTTGGGACGCAGGCTCATACCTTGGTCTCCCACTCGCGCAGCATCTGACGGTATTTGGGGATCAGCAGCAGGATCTGCAGCACCATGTAGAACGCGGTCAGCATGTAGGCCACTGTCGACCAGTCGACGGCACCGGTCGCACCCGTGGCGGCGACGCCAATCGCGGGCGATGCCTTGACCAACGCAATGGCGGTGTCCTGAGCAAATTGATTCGTGCTCATCATCGAATTCCTTTTTCGGTCAGGGTTTGGCAAGGCACGCAACGGGTCATGCCGCCAAGCGCCTGGCGCGCCGATGGGATCTCCTTGTCGCAATCCTGGCAATGGGTGAGGCTCGGCCCGCTCGCTCGCGGCTTGGCCAACTGGGCCGCAATGGCCTGGTCGCGCTGCCGCTGCTCCAGAGCCTGCGCACGATCGAACGGGCAGACCATTACGTCAGGCCCTCGATTTCAGCTGCAGCCAGGTACGGCACGCCGTTGATCTTGATGAAGTCCGGACTGGTGACGTCGAATGGCACCTTGTGGGTGTTTTTCGCCCCGCCTTTCGGATCGATGCTCAGCAGGCTGGACACACGGACCTTGCAGCCAAACGCCTCGATGCGCAGTTCCTCTTCGCCGGCCTTGGCGAAGAACACGATGTCGAACGGCTCCAGCTCGCGGAAACTGCCCGCAGTCTTGGCCTGCTCGATCAGCAGATTGAAGTTGGTGGTGTCCAGCTCCAGTTCGCCGGCTGCAGCGACATCGCCGTCGACGTGACCATTGGGCACACCCTTGGTCTGGGCCACGGTGCTGTTGTCCGTGATATCGATAGTGCCGGCCTCGACGTGAACGAGCAGATCGCCCAGGTTCACGTCGAAGTTCTTACCGCCAATTTTTGCGGCCATGGGTTACTCCGAATCCGTAACGGAAAGGTCCAGCGCGATGTTCGCGGTCAGGTCTTTCGGGCAATTGAGGGGGCGCAGCTTGAGGTAAGCCACGACAGAGGTTTTGCTCGTCCAGGTCAGCACGATGTCGCCGTCCTTGGGCTGCTCGATCTCGCCCGGGAACACCTGGCCGGCGAACTTGGTGGACTTGGCCATCGCGCGCAGCGGGGCCATCAGCTTGGACGTAGTGGTCGCCATGCTGTTGGCCGAGCTGTTCAGGGTCCGATCGCCTACGTAGCGGATCAGCAGAGCGCGCACGCGGCGGGCTGCCTTGTCCACGACACGCAGGTTCTCGATCACCTGAAAGTCACTGCCGGGGGCATCCAGCATGTTGCCGTCGCCCCAGTAGGTGCCCGGATAGTCCGGGTACGTCTGCGGCACAGAAAGACGCGCTGCGTCGAGCTGCGAAAGCACCGCGGTGCTCAGAGGGATGCCGTCCATGTCTTTGGGTTCAGCGCCCAAGCCCAGGACTGCGCCGGTGGCCACGCGCATCGGCGTGTCAGCAATGCTCACGGCGGCATTGGCCAGCCGACCGGCCAGCACGCCCAGGTTGTTGCCGTGCAGTTGCGGTACTGGCAGAACCCGAGGCGCAGCCAGGCCGTCGACGATGGCTTTCTGCTCGACGACGTAAGCGCTCCAGCTCAACTGCGGAGCAATGCCGGCAGTCGCGGCGAGCACGAAGACGCGCCGGCCCAGCTTGTTGCTCAGGTCGTTGGCTGCAACGTGCATCGTTGAAAGCTCGGCCTGAGTGGTTACCGGGTTGACGATCACTACCGCTTCGAAGGAATAACTGCGGGTCGCGCTCTCAAGCGCCTGTTGCCAAGTTGTTTCGCCTGCGATCGGAGCGGCGATGCAGGCCCAGCGATCGCCGCCATTGCTGCGCGCTGCCAGGATTTGGGTTTTCAGGTCGCTGTCCGCAACGCCCAGCTGGACGTCCAGATCACTTTGGGTGTCCAACGGGACCAGCTTGCCGACGTTCTTGGCAGCGGGACCGATGAACAGGAAATAGCGTTCGATCTCGCTCACGGCACCCTGGCCGAGGTTGAGATTGTTAACGCTGACTTTGCCGAGTGCCATAAAGCGGTGCCTCGTTAGCGGGGTGAATTAAGGATTTGTTGCAGCACCAGATTCACCAGCTGGCTGGTTTCACTTTCGCTGGCACCGAGGAACTGACGCGCAGGCAGCTGGATGTCCCAGCTTTGCGCACCGGCAGATTCGGCTCGTTGGTCGTCCAGGACGCGGATCAACAATCCCGCCCGGGCGTAGTTCAGGTGTTGCTGGATCCACGCCACGGATGGGCGGGTCAGGGTCTTTTTGCCTTCCTGACGGGTCTTGAAACCCAGACGGCGCAGGCTCTTGGCCTGTTTTTCAGTGGCGGCAGTGCCCGGAGGGACCTTGTTCCACTGGCGCATCTGCGCGGCGGTACGCCGTTCGGACACGCCGTTGTGTTGCTGCGAGGCAACCCAGCGGGTCAGCGTGTTACGCCAGCCCAGCTCGGCTTCGGTGCCGGTCAGGCGAGTGACATCGAGCAGCTTGCCCAGGCCGGCTTCCATCTTCTTCTTGCCCTTGGACGTGTCCTTGCGGGCCGCGAACGGCGTGCCGTCCAGATTCTGCTGGTTGCGGATCCGTTGGCGGCTCAGGCTACGCACGCGCTTTGCGACGTTGTTGAGCAGGCGTCTGCGCTTGGGGGTCGGCAGCTCCATCAGGGCCAGCAGATCCTGGGCTTCGAGCATGCCGCGAATGTCCAGATCAAAGGCCATGACCGGTCACCTCGCCGCTCTCAGCCACCCACAGTTCGAACGGCACGAACGACCAGGTATTGCCGAACGCCTCGATCTCGCCGGCAGGATCCTCGGCCAGGTACTGCGCTTCGGTGAACTGCAGCTTGATGTCGACGTCGGCCAGATCGTTGTCGAGCATGACCACATCGAACACCACGTTTGGCAGACCGTCGCGGTCCTGGTCGTGGGTTTCCAGCCAGCTGCCTACCAGCGCAAACAGGCGCGCCGGGTGATCCGCGAACCGCTCGATCGAGATGGTCGCACCGTAATTCATGTCCCCCATGTGCATGCCTTGGGTGTCAGGTTTCCAGACCAGCTCGACCTGCACCTGGTCGGTCCAACTGTCGAGCTGCTCAGGGGCAACCAACTGGCGCTCAAGCAGGTAGGCGGTCAATGCCTTGAGCTTGATCACAGCAGCACCGCCGTGATGCGGCCACGGCCCTGGAGCGAGCGCACCGCAGCCTGGCTGAACGCGAGGAAGGTTTCGGATCGCTCTGGCAGCTCCTTGCCCACGTTTTCGGCGCTTTCGCGGCGGTTCACGGTGGCGAACTGGGTCAACAGGCTGGCCTTGGCCCGGCTGTACACGGCGCGCTTATACGTGGCCGCTTGAAAGGTGCGCTCTGGCAGGATGGTGGTGTCTGCGGATTCAACGTTGGACACGCCAGCGCCCTGCCAGCGCGCTTTTAACTTGGCCAGGTCGGTATTGACCTCAACCATGGCCATGGTCAGATCGGCCACCAGCAAGTCCACCAGGTATTCCGCTGGCAGGCGGTAACCTTTCTGAAACTCGGCCACCGACAGGTCGGGCCAGAAACCATCGTTCCCGATCCGTTCGTCGACCAGTACCGTGGGTTTTCCGGAAAAGCTCATACACTTTCCCTACACATCAAGGAGGAGTGCTCGACATGACCGACGAACAAGGAAAGCTGGTTTCTATGAGAGAGCGCTTCAAAGAGCGCCAGACAGCTGCGAGACGTAAGCAGCAGCTCTTTGATAGAAGACTTGAGGACGCACACGCAATGGCGCTTATGTTTATGCAGACCCAAGGTGACCACGAGGCGACGATCAAGGCAGCGCTGAAAGTCGCTGACCGGTACGTCGTAGCACTGAGGGAATGCGTCCATGTGCTGGGAGGCAATAGTTTGGAAGTCACCGCGAACTTTCCCGATGGGAAGGTGGCGATAGAAAAGCTCTCGCAGTGATCCGTTAAACATCTGTGCCTCACAAAGCCCCGCCCAATGCGGGGCTTTTTGTATTAGGGGCGGGAAAACTGTTTCAGTGGGTCAGGGCCATAAAATGGTTGGCTCACATCCACAGTTTCTCGCCGGGGGGGTAGTCGGTTATTCGTTGCCGTTGCTGGCGTTTTCGTTGGCTTGTGCCTTGGCCAGCGCCTTGCGGCAGTCAGCGAGGCGCGTCCCTACGCCGATGCTTTCGTAGAGCTGTTCGGCCCGTTCGAAGTGGTGAATAGCGACAGGCCAGTCCTTGCGGTGCAGTGCGATCATTCCCAACAACTTGTGGTAGCGAGCCGGGATGCGCTCGAACAGCTGCCATTCGCCGTCGACACGGGGCAGCAGGTTGGAAACGTAGGGTTCAGGGCTGCGCCTGGCCTTGAATTCCGCCTCGGCCCAATCGATCACCTCGTCTGCAACGAAGGTCGGAATGTCGCGGTTGAATCGCTCAGGCAGTGCCTGGCCCTGAGACATGGCGAAGTCGGCCAGCTCCAGGCCCTGGGTGAACTGCTCGGTGTCGAACAGCCAGATCAGGACGTACACCAGCACCGAGTTCTGGAAATTCAATTCCGAATCGCGATACCGCTGTACGTACTCCAGGTACTTGGGCAGCAGCTCGTCACGCTTGAGCAACTGGCGCAGCGAGTGGCTGTTGATCGCGCTGATGCGCTCCAGATCGCCCGCCAGCGCGTCTTCCATCAACTTCAAGTGCTTGCGTGCATTGGCGGGGCTGGACATCGCGGTGTCCGCCGAATAAGCCATTGGGGCACCGGCGATCGCAGCCGCTGGGCCTTCTGCGATCAAGCGGCGTTTGTGCGCCAGTGCCAGGCTCATGCTTTCACCAGTTCGACGTTTTCGGTCATGGCGAACTTTTCCAGCTGCTCGATCACATAGCCTTCGTTACGGCTGTTGTAATCCTCGACGCGGGAGCGCTTCGGGTTATCAACGGTCTGTTTGCGCCAGCTGGAGTCCTGGAAGTAGATCGACAGGTTGTCGAAGCTGGTGACCACCACGGCGTTGACCGGGAAGAACGGCACGCTGAAGCTTGGCAGACCGCCATAGGTCGCGATGACCTGAGCGTCTTCGATGCGTTCTTTCTCGGTCGGCACGTCACCTTGCTTGGCGTACAACTTGGCCTTGTCGGCTGCCAGCAGGTCACTGCCAATGATTGCGATCAGGTCGCCGCCATCGCGGACGCGCTCGTCGACCATCTGCTTGGTGTCATGCACCAGGGCGTCCAGGTTGGCGTAGTCGCCACCTTCGCCCAACCTGACCTTGCCTGCTTCCAGACCTTGGCTCAGAACCTGTTCAGGAATCTGCTCACGAGCGATTTGCAGCCAACCCTTGTTCACATCCTGCAGCATCGGAAATTCGGTGATGCTGGTCTGCGGTGCGGCTTTGAGACCGTGGAACCCGATCATCAGGCGGTCGAGTGCGATCTGCTTCTGCACAGCAGAGGAGTAACGCTGCTGGAAGTCCGGGAACTTGGCCCAGGCGTCGATCTTCGCGTAAGGCAGGCTGACGTCTGATTCGGTGGAAAACAGCTCGTACTGGTCGTCATCCAGCGCCGAGGCGTCCTTGGCTTCGCGATCGGTGGTCTTGGTGTTGGTGCGACCGGTCACAGGACCGGACACGCCGAGGAACACCTTCTGCCCCTTGATCTCGCTCACGGGGATGACGTTGATGCGCTGCAGGAAATCGGACTTGTGGGTGATCGCCTCGTTGAGTTCCTGGGCAATCGATGGCTCGACGCTGAACGTCTTGCTGGCCAACTCGACACCGTAAGACTCAGCCAGGGAAACCTGCAGAGCCGCGAACATTTTCGCGCCGTATGTGCTCAGTGACTGGGCCATGTCAGAGTACCCGCTTCGGTTTAGGGTCAGCGGCACCGGTTGTGCGCGACAGGTGGCGGCCATCCGGCTTGTCCAGCAAGGCGCTGAATTGCGCCTGCAGCTTGGTCATACCTGCCAGAAGAGCAGTGTTGGTAGGGCCTTGGCGGCTCAACTGCTTTTCTTCTTCGGCGGTGGCCACGATGCCGTCGACGGCTGCCTGCACGTCGGCGATCGGTGCCTGGTCAGGTTCCGGTGGGGCTTCTGCAAAGCTGTCGATCAACGCCTGAATGCCGGCGGCGACGATCAGTTGCTGTTCGATCAAGGCCTGCAGCGCTTTGGCTGTAGCTTCATCCATTGGGGGTTTGCTCTCGGTGGGGGTTTGCGGGGTGGTTTCGGCGGGCAACTCTTCAATGCCAAAGCGCTTGAACAGGCCGGTGAACATGCTGAACAGCTTGGCCACCTCGCCTTGCGGTTCGTCTTCACCGATCGTCCCGAACGGAACAGCCGCCGCGTAATGCACGGGCTTGCCGGTCTTGCGGGAGAAGTAGAGTTCCTGGGTGCCCAGGCTCGCCGGCGAATCGGTGACAGCCAGACCGGTCAGGTAAGCTTTGCCCGTTGAGGCGAAGTCAGGCGTGATCTCGATACTGGTGAAGAGCTTTTCGCCTTGGTCGTTGAGCGACAGCAGCTTGTCGTTGGGCTTCAACTGGGCTTCCAGCGCAACCTGACCAGGTGCCAGACCCTCGACCTCTTCGATCAGGCGCACGGCAAATACGGTGCCGTAAGCACCTGGCCAGCGCTCATGTTCGGACCAGATGGTCGCTGTATAGGTGGCGGTGCTGTACGTCTCGGCGATGTCGCGCAGTTCCTGGGGTGTGATGACGCGGCCATCGACGGTAGGACCGCTGGTGGCGACGCGTTTCCAGAAGCTGACAAGGGAACGGGGCATGGGAAGAACTGCGCTCATCGGTAAGTTGAGGCCCCAAGATAGGGAGCCGCAACGCCTCCAACAAACGGTTTACTTTCGCGCTTCTCCTATATTTGATTTATAGGAGAAACACGGATTTTAACTGCACGTTTTCCGCGTTTTCGCCGCATAGACTGCGGCCCATGTACTACTCAACCGAAGTCAAAGAAGCCGCCAAACGCCTGTTTCTACGCCGTCACAAGGCCAAGGAAATTCAGGCGCAGCTGAACCTGCCCAACATCCGGATCGTGTACCACTGGATCCGCGTTGGTGGCTGGGAAGACATGCTGACGGATGAAGAACCGCTGACCGCTGTCAGCCGGCGAATCACCTTGCTCCTGGAGAAAGCCGACTCGCTGACCAAAGGCGAGCTGGACGAACTGGACCGGCTGACGACCGTTCGCGAGCGCTTGGCCAAGCAGTGTGCAAAGCCTGCGGTTGCGCCGGTACGTGATGAGCAGGACGACGATGGCCATCGACGTGACGACCAGCGCGGCGAGCGTCGGGAACGTGGCAAGCGCGACGGCAAGAAGCGGGAAAAGAAGGTCAAAAACGACGTCAGCGAGCTGCGCGAAGTGGACTTTCTCGACAAGTTCATCAGCAAAATGTACGGCTACCAGAAAGAGCTGTTCGCGGCCAAACAGAACCCGCTGACCGCCAGGATCCGGAACATCCTCAAAAGCCGCCAGGTCGGCCTGACCTACTACTTCGCCGGCGAAGCCTTCATGGACGCGGTGCTGACCGGCGATAACCAGGTGTTCCTGTCGGCCAGTCGCGCCCAGTCCGAGATTTTCCGCAGCTACATCATCGCCTTTGCCCAGGCGTGGTTTGGCTTGGAGCTGACCGGCAACCCGATCGTGCTCAGCAAGGACGGCAAGCCTTGGGCCGAGCTGCGCTTTCTCAGTACCAACAGCAGCACTGCGCAGGGTCACCATGGCCATGTGTACGTTGACGAATATTTCTGGATCCGCGACTTCGAGAAACTGAACACCGTGGCGAGCGCCATGGCGACCCATAAGAAGTGGCGCAAAACCTATTTCTCCACGCCCAGCGCCGTATCGCACCAGGCGTACCCGTTCTGGCAGGGTGAGAAATTCCGCAACAGCAAGCGCAAGAACGCCAAGGAGCCATGGCCGAGCGATAAGCAGATCTCCGCTGGCGCGCTGTGTCCGGACGGTCAGTGGCGCAAGGTGATCACCATCCTGGATGCCATCGCCGGCGGCTGCGATCTGTTCGACCTCGAGCAGCTGCAGCTGGAGTACGACGACGACAAGTTCCAGCAGCTGTTCATGTGCAAATTCATCGACAGCAGCCAGAGCGCGTTTTCCCTGGCAGATCTGGAGCGCTGCTATTCGGACCTGTCATTGTGGGCCGACTTCGACCCGGACGATCCGCGCCCGTATGGCAACAGCCCGGTCTGGATCGGTTACGACCCGAGCCGGACACGCGACGACGCGACGTGCGTGGTCATCGCACCGCCGCTGGAGAACGGCGGCAAGTTCCGGATCCTGGAGAAGCACAGCTGGCGTGGTCAGTCATTCAAGTACCAGGCCGAGCAGGTCAAGAAGCTGACCGAGCGCTTCAACGTTCAGCACATCGGGATCGACACGACCGGCATCGGCTACGGCGTCTTCGACCTGGTGCGCGACTTCTACCCGCGTGCGACCTCGATCCACTACAGCTTGGAAACCAAGAACCTATTGGTACTCAAGGCGCAGGACACCATCCAGGGCAGCCGCATCGAATGGGACGCCGGCTGGAACGATATCGCCCAGGCCTTCCTGACAATCAAGCGCGGCACAACCGCCAGCGGCCAGGTGACCTACAGCGCGTCGCGAACCGACGCGACCGGTCACGCGGACGTGGCCTGGGCGGTCATGCACGCCCTGCAGTACGAACCCCTCAACACGGACAAAAAGCGGCGAAGTCGCTACGCACTCACTGGATCAACTTCCCATGGCAAAACCCAAAACCCTGCAGCAGGAAAAACCGGCGCAACGGCCCATGCGTGCATTCACATTCGGTGCGCCGGAATCCGTGCTGACCGACAACATCGCGCAGTACCTGGGCGTGTTCGCCAGCGACGACGGTCGCATCTTCACGCCGCCAGTCTCACGCAGGGGGCTGGCCAAGCTGCTCAAGGCCAACGCACACCACGGCGCGATACCAGGGTTCAAACGCAATCTGCTGCTGCGTGAGTTCATCCCTTCGGCCGGCCTGTCAGTGGCCGATATGAGTCGGGCTGCGCTGGACTTCATGGTGTTTGGCGAAGCGTACTTCTACCGGGTACCCAATATGCTCGGCCAGATCCTGGAGCTGCGACACCTGCCTGCCATCAACATGCGGGTGAAGGTCGACGGTGGGTTCGTCCAGTTGGAACAGAACGGTAAGGAAACCGAGTTTGACGCCGACGAGATCGAGCACGTCCTCAACTACGACGTAGAGCAGAACATTTATGGCGTGCCTGAGTACCTGGGCGGCCTGCAGGCGCTGCTGCTCAACGAAGCCGCGACGCTGTTTCGCCGGCGCTACTACAGCAACGGCGCGCACGCGGGATACATCTTCTACACCAACGACCCGAACCTGACCGAGGAGGACGAAGAGGAGTTGCGTGCCCAGATCACGGCCAGCAAAGGCGTGGGCAACTTCCGATCGATGTTCGTCAACATTCCAGGCGGCTCCGAGAAGGCCATTCAGATCATCCCGGTGGGCGACTTCCAGGCCAAGGACGAACTGGAGAAGGTGAAGAACATCACGCGCAATGACGTGATCGCGGCCTGGCGCATGAACCCGGCGCTGGCCGGAATCATCCCGGAGAACAGCGGCGGATTCGGCGACATCGAGAAGATAGACCGCGTTTACACCAGCAACGAGATCAGGCCGATCTGTCAGCTGTTTGACCAGGCTAATGCGACGTTGCGAGAGGACCGGCGGTTCGCCTGGAAACCATTGCCGGATACATCTGTAACGGCTTGATATGACCGAAAGCACAGATAATGCCATTACAGATATGGCAAAATAGTAGCCATGGGATGGCCTTGGGGAGGGAACATGCGGATTTATTGCACAACATGCGGGCACAAGGGACGGATCAGCTCACGGGAAGAAGTGACGAGGGCGTATGTGAAGTTGTACTGCCAATGCTTGGACGCCAGTTGCGGCCATACATGGGTGGCAAACCTGACGTTTTCGCACACGCTCAGGCCGTCCGGGCAGCAGCTGGACGTGATGCTTTTTGATCGGTTACGGGATCTGACACCTGACAAACAAAAAGAACTGTTTGAGCAACTGGGTAGACAGGCCGTCGCCTAAGAGCGAGGCCGCCGATCACTGACCAGCGGCAAGACTTCGGCTTACTCAGTCTCTGGATGCAGAGTCAACGCTTCCATTAAGCGCAGTACCTGACCTCTTTCTTGGTCTGTAATCTGGCGAAAATACTCAACCAGCTGATTCTCAGCGTCGGAGAGTGAAACTCGCTGCCTCCCAATCAGAGTGCAAATTTCACTTCTCATAGCTGCTGTATCCAACATGCCTTAACTCCTTGATATGCATTGAGGAGCAGGCTTTATCGGATTAAGGCTGATGTTTTTTATGGGACAAAGGAAAGATAGTGTCCGAGCTCCTAACGAATTTATTCAACGTCATCCGCCATTGCTTTCAAAAATCGCCGGAGCGCTTTCTGATCGCCCGCTGGGATTCGGCGGTACTGCTCAACAATTTGAGCCTCTTCAGCTGTGAGGCCTTGGACCTGCTTAACCCCCGTGAGTACGTAAACCGTATCGACGCCAAGGGTGGCAACAGCTGCGAGATAAGCTGTGTCGGGGTTTCGAGCGCCCCGCTCGTAGCTTCCTTGCGTATTACGATTCACGCCACCCGCCTCGGCTAGATCCTCTTGGCTCAGCGCCAAACGCTCGCGCTCCTCCCGCAGGCGTTCACCCGAAGACTTTTCATTCCCTGAATTTGATGCACAAATTTTCAAGCTACCTCTCTGTACAAGACCAAAATAACGTGCATAATCAATACCGCTGAACACGAAACAACCCAAACAAACAGGAGTGAACGCACTATGCACGCGCCAGTTACGCCTGAGCAAGCCCGCGCTGCGCTTGATCGTCAGGGGATGAGCATCGCTCAATTTAGTCGTCTTCATAGCTTGAACAAGAATTTGGTCAGCGACCTTCTAAACGGTCGTAGAAAAGGTCGCCGAGGGGAGGCACATCGGGCCGCCGTCCTTTTAGGGATTAAAGACGGCGTGATTGAACAGTAATGACACGCAGCAGCAGGGAAAAGCAGAACATGAAAAGCCCAGTTCTAAAGACACGCCGCGAAGTAGTCAGCGCGATCATCTGCAGTTATCCAGGTGGACGGGAGTGCGCAGCTGCTCGTATCGGCTTGGCATTGAAGAAATTCGATAACCACGCCTACGAGAACAACAACAGTCGCCCGCTAAATGATGCTCAGTTGTTCCAGTTGGAGCAGGAAGCCGGAACTCAGCATTTTCCCAACTATGTGGCCTCGATGTACGGCGGCCTGTTCGTTCCGGTAGCTGATCCGGAGTCAATGGATAACGTAGAGATGTACACCCTTTCCGTTCAAGTCGCTGCAAAGCGTGGGTGCGTCGACCAGGAAATTGCCAAGGCACTTGCAGACGGTTGCATCAATGAGGCCGAGGCAGAACACATTCTCAATGCACACAACCTGCACATGGCTGCACGTCACGCGGAAGTGTTGGCTGCTATCGATCTGCACCGCGCTAAATCAGGGACTGAAAAATGAACAACGTATCAGCTGATATGGATTACCAAGAGACCATCCGCGCTGCAGCTCAAGCATTTATCGAACGCCATCAGGGCGAGCATTTGGGCGATCTGGGCCAACTGCTTACTCGAACGGCCGATCACCTGGTCGAAAGCTTTGAGGTCAAAGAGTCGTTTGCAAACCATCTAGTGTGCCGTCTCAAAATTAACTTCTCTCATGCCTGCGTACTCATTGCCGCGCGGGCTCGCTGTATTTTGTTCAAAATATCTTCTCCCTTAGCGTTCCAAACGTAGCGAGTCGGCTGGGCATTTCGCAGTGCCAGAAATGTGGTGATTGAGCTTTCCAATTCGCGAATCGAGCTGAAACTACCGTCGCGCAGGTATACCGTGATGTCACGAAAGAAGCGCTCAACCATGTTCATCCACGAACTTGAGGTCGGGGTGAAATGCATATGGAAGCGCTTGTGCTTTTCGAGCCAGGCCTTCACTTTCGGATGTTTGTGCGTGGCGTAGTTGTCGACGATCAGGTGCAATTGAAGGTGCTTGGGCGTTTCCCGATTGATTTTCTTGAGGAAGTCCAGCCACTCCTGATGCCGGTGTTGGCGCTCGATAGAACTGATCAACGTCCCCTCAAGGTAATCGAGCGCAGTGAACAGGGTTACGGTGCCATGGCGAATGTAATCGTGCGATTGCGTGCGGATATGGCCGATGCCCAGAGGCAGTCCCGGCTGGGTACGCTCCAAGGCCTGGACCTGACTTTTTTCATCGCAGCACAGCACCAGTGCCTTGTCTGGCGGGTTCAGATACAACCCGATGACGTCCCAGAATTTCTCTTCGAAGTTGGGATCGTTGGACAGCTTGAACGTACGAGTCAGGTGCGGCTTTATGTCATTGGCAGCCCATATACGCTGGACGCTGGCCGGAGAAATACCCGCGACTTGCGCCATGCTTCGGCAGCTCCAGCGAGGCTGGCCAATACGAGGTTGAACCACTTGCTCAAGCACTCGAGCCATAGCGTCTGGCGGCAAGAATGACTTACGTCCGCGGCCAGGCTTATCGATCAAACCGTCTAGTCCCTGTTCTTGAAAACGCTTGCACCAAAGAGTGACTGAGCGAAGAGAGAATCCAACCAGGCGGGCTATTTCAACCCTTGAACAACCTTGAGCAGCTAACAGGATGACCCTCGCGCGGCGACCGTCACGCTGACTGATGGTGGCTGATCGTGTGCGACGGCTCAGCTCGGCGCTTTCTTCAGGACTCAGGACGATATCTTGGGCGCTCATTTCTTCGCCTCCAACGGTGTAATCAACAAGCAAGCATAGACGATTTTACAGAGCATTTATTTTTGAGACAGTACACTAGTGCACCAGGCCTACAGCAATGTTCTGGCCGTCATCGGTCGCCAGCGTATAGACCTTCAGGCAAGCGCAGAAATGACAGTAGTGATCAGTGATCCCATTCGAGGACTCGCTTGGTCTGTACCTGTTCATCTGATCTATGAACACCTGATCGCTGCCGGCCACGGCAAACCCTTCTTCCCCGCCACTTAAACACCCCCAAACATTGCCTGCCCCACTCCAGTGGGTATGGGTGAGCTGCGCCTAAATTCGAGGTTTAACGATGGCCAACGCCGTGATCGTCACCGCTCAATTGCCCCAGGCAGAGGCTCAAGCACTGCTTGAAGCACTGCGTGAACAGTATCGCCTGAGGCTCAATGAATACTGGTACGACGACCAATACCGCTTTGTAGCGGACGGCCAACGCCATGGCGCAATTCTCGCCCACGTCCCTGTTATGGCAGCGCAAAAACGCCTTATGGCAGCCCTGAGCCAAAGCCTCAAAGCAGTGAAGCATTCATGAGAGACGATCTACGCCACGACGTTCTGCAGCGCATTCAGTCCGACTACGGATTGAAGCTCCGCAAATCAACCAACTATATGCGCGGCGGCACCTGCCCAAAGTGCAACAAAAAGGAGCTATACACACGCTTTGACAGCCCGTGGCAGTTGATTTGCGGCCGGCAGGAGAAGTGTGGCCACACGCTGCACGTCAAAGAGATTTACGACGACCTGTTTGAGGATTGGAGCAAGCGCGCACCCGCGACCGATAACGCCCCTACCGCAACAGCTCGCGCCTACATGGAATTTGCCCGCAGCTTCGACATGTCGCTGATAACCGGCTGGTTCACCCAAGACACTTTCTTCTCGTCACAACATGATGCTGGCAGCGCCACAGTGCGTTTCGCACTAGAGAAAGGTGGCTACTGGGAGCGGTTGATTGATCGTCCTGCCCGATTCGGGAAAATGAAGGCGCGCTTCAAACCAGGCGAAAGCTACAAAGGTGTGTGGTGGTGCCCCCCGAGTGTCGAGCTGCTGGACGTCAAAGAGCTGTGGATTGTCGAGGGGATCTTTGATGCCATCGCGCTGGTGCATCACGGCGTGGCAGCAGTATCTGCTATGTCGTCCAATGCATTTCCTGACGAGTCATTGAAGCGCCTCGCCAAAGACCGCGAAGGCAAATTACCGAAGCTGGTGTGGGCATTGGACAACGAGCCAGGCGCACACGCGTACACCAAGCGCTGGGTTCGCCAGGCGCGAGAACTGGGCTTTGTCTGCGAGGCGGCCCAGATCCCCCAGCGTGATGGTCGCAAGGTCGACTGGAACGATCTGCATCAGCGTTGGTGGGCCATAGACGAGGATGACAAACGGACCGAGCAGACCCAGAAGGACCTGACCGTTGCCAGGCACCACGGTGCCCTCTTGATCGCCGACAACGCAACGGAAAAGGCGTTGGTGCTTTTCGACTGGAAACGCCGTAGTGAATTCCACCTTGAGTTCGGTAACCGCCTCTACTGGTTCAAGCTCGACCTGGAGAAATTCAACCGGGCCATGCAAGACCTCGAGGACAGCGAGCATCAGGACGATCAGTTACTGAACGACAAGCAGCGCCGCGCCAAGGCCATGCAGCAGTGCGGCGCGATTCAGCGGATTGCCACTTGCAACCCTAAGGCCCTGTACTACCAGGAGAACAAGCTTACCGACGAGTCCTGGTATTACTTCCGGATTACGTTTGCCCACGATGCCGAGCCGATCAAGAACACCTTTACCAGCTCTCAGATTGCGTCGTCCGCCGAATTCAAGAAACGACTGCTCGGGATCGCGCCCGGCGGGATGTTCACCGGCACCACGCAGCAACTGGACGCGTTTATTGAAGAGCAGACAAACGCGCTCAAGACCGTGCAGACAATCGACTTCACCGGCTACACCCGCGAACACGGTGCCTACGTTTTCGGCGACGTGGCCGTGCGCGACGGCAAGGTCTACAAACTGAACGAAGAAGACTTTTTCGACATGGAGAAACTGAGCATTAAAACGCTCAGTCAGTCCGTCACGCTGAACATCAACACCGACCTGAACAAGTTCACCACACGCTGGCTAGACATTCTGTGGCAGTGCTTTGGGGCCAAAGGAATCGTCGTCCTGGCGTACTGGCTGGGGGCATTGTTCGCGGAGCAGATCCGGCAACACCAGAAGAGCTACCTGTTTCTGGAGGTGGTCGGCGAAGCGGGTGCGGGTAAGTCCACGCTGATCGAGTTTCTGTGGAAGTTGCTCGGCCGCCTCGACTACGAAGGCTTTGACCCATCCAAGGGCACACCCGTCGCTCGAGCCCGTAACTTCGCCCAGGTCGGCAACCTCCCGGTCGTACTGATCGAATCCGAACGGGAAAAGACCGATGGCAGCGCGACGAAGCAATACGACTGGGACGAGCTGAAAACCGCCTACAACGGCCGTAGCGTCCGGTCGACCGGGGTCAAGAACAACGGCAACGACACGCGGGAACCGCCGTTCCGCGGTGCTTTTGTGTTCGCCCAAAACCATGCTGTGAACGCCTCGGAGCCCATCCTGCAGCGGATAGCACACGTCGGCATGACAAAGGACGGCCAGACAGCCAAAACCAAACTGCTGGTGGAAGAGCTCGAGCAGATGCCAGTCGACAAGGTGAGTGGCTTTCTGCTGATGGCAACAACCCGGGAAGCGCAAGTGATGCAGACCGTGAAAGCGAGTGTTCCGCTCTATGAACAGCGGCTGCTGCAGTTGCCCGAGATCCGCACGGTGCGTATTGCCAAGAACCACGCCCAGTTGCATGCGCTGGTCGACGCGCTGGTACATGTCGTGCCACTGCAGCAACACCAGGTTGACGCAGCCCATGCCGAGGTTCAAAGCATGGCCAAAGAGCGACAACTGGCAATCAACGCTGATCACCCGATGGTCGTTGAGTTCTGGGAGCTTTACGAGTACCTGAACAGCCACGCTGGTGCGTTGAACCACTCTCGTAATGAGGGGCTGATTGCGGTGAACCTGAACGACTTTGCCGAAGCTGCGGCGAACAAGCGGCAGAAGGTCCCGGATCTGGCCGAACTCAAACGTCACCTAAAAACCAGCAAGTGCCCGAAGTTCATCGAGACAAACCGCAACGTGTGTTCGTCCTGGGATATCGACGCCGCCGATAAACCGAAAACCGTGCGGTGCTGGATTTTTCAGGCCGCCTGACAATCACCAGGAACAATAGCTATGCATATTCAACTCATTACCGGCGAAGGTCGACAAGGTGCTACGAAGCAGCTCAAGCATTTGAAAGAACTGCACGAGTGGATCGGTGAAGCAAACCAACTGGTACATGCCGAGGCATACAGCGCTGCTGGCCTGGTAGAGATTCTGGAAGTTCGGAGCGCCACAAAGCAGGAGCTTCTAGTACTGGAGTGCAGCCGGGATCAGGTCCAGGCGGTGCTGGAGTGGCAGTCAGAGACGGAAGACGTTGTCGATTTGGAAGACTTAATCATTCACCTGGTGCGCAGAGCAGGATCCTAGCCGCCAGATGTTGACGCCGACGATATCGGCAAGAGAACGGTACTGAGGAGGTGGAGCTCCCCAGTACCAACCACAACTTAGGAGGACAGTGATGAAGACGGAACACCCAAGTAGCAGCGATTCAAAGGCTAGCACACCATCCCGAAACCTGCTGACTATCGCCATGGTCGGCACGGCACTGATCGGTTACCAGGTTCACAAGACCCCGGACGCACGCGATCGACTAAAGGACCTGGCCAGCCTGGCACAGAACAGAGGTGATTTGACCGCAAGAGACTTGCACGTACTGACGCAGATTCTCGCCCCCCACTCCCCCAGTAATTGAGCCGCCAGGTTCTGGCTTTTAGCACCAGGGCGAAGCGCTACACTCCCCTGGTTGCTGCTTCCTGCAGAGAGCAAACATGAATTCCTCAACAAGCAACGTCCTCACCTTTGAGGACCTGCAGCGCATCACTGGCTACCAGCGCCGCTCCGACGTCGAACGCTCGCTGATCACCCAAGGTATCCGTATGTTCCGAGGCCGAACCGGCCCCTGGACAACGCTGGATCTCATTCACCACGCTGCGGGCATGGAGTCCGTAAGCTCAGAGCGCTATGACACCAACATCCTATGAGGAAAGCGCGTAAGCGGAAGCACAATCCGCACATTCCCCCCCACATCGATCAGGCCGCTCTCCCAGCGGCCATTTACTTTGATCATCGCAACGCCGGCGTCTGGTACACGCTGCATTACGACGAGACCGGCAAACAACGCCGGCGCAACGTGGCACCTGCTGATGTGACACTCGCCGAGCTACACCAGATCATGGAGCAAACCTCGGGCGTCGACCAAGGCACCTTGCGTTATGTATGCGCGCAGTTTCACCTGAGCGATCGTTACAAGAAACTCAGCCTCAAGACCCACGACGACTACTGCTATTCGCGGGACGTCCTACTGGGTATCCCGACCCGGTTGGGCAAACCGTTGGGGGATCTGCTGGTGAAGAAATTCACGGCAGCATTGATACAGCGGATTGTCGATCGCCTGGCCGACGAAGGCACGCCGTCCAAAGCGGCACATGTCCTGCGCTACCTGCGTCGGGTGCTGCAGTGGGGCCGCAACCGGGGTTACCTCGACAGCAATCCGGCGCAGGGTATTGAAGCGCCTGTGGAGCGCAAGCTCCGGCGTTTGCCGGAACACCTGGCCATGGAAGCGCTGGTCGACCGTGCCTTGGCATTCGGGCGGCTGGCCAGGAACGAAAAAGGCGGCTGTCCGGAGTACCTTAGCTACGTCATGGAGATTGGTTATCTGTGCCGTTTGCGGGGCATCGAGACAATCACGCTGACCGATGCTCATGAACTGGCCGACGGGATAATGACCAACAGGCGCAAAGGCAGCCGGGACAACATTGTCCGCTGGACGCCACGTCTGCGCGCCGCCTGGGAGGGGGCGAAGGCCTACCGGGCAAAGGTGTGGGCCAGCAAATCAACGGTCATTCCGATTCGTCCTGATCGACGCTACATCATCGTGGCCAGTCATGGCGGTGCCTTGCGCAAATCCAGTCTGGATACGGCCTGGCAACGCTTCATCACCTCGGCCATTGAGGACGGTACCATCGTATCCGCGCCACAAACCCCACCTAGCAAAAAATGAGGATTGGGTTTAGCGAGGCATCTCTGGCGAGCAGTTCCACGGCAGCAAGGCTTCGTAATCTTCTACCGATGCAGCATGCGGCAAACGCTCAAGTACGTGGCGCAGCCACGTATAAGGCTCTTGGCCATTGAGTTTAGCGGTCTCGACCAAGCTGTAGATCTGGGCGCTGGCCGTGGCGCCTTTGGGCGTGTCGCTGAACAGCCAGGCTTTTCGTCCGATGGCGAACGGCCTGATTGCTCTTTCGGCAGCGTTGTTGTCGATGGGTAGAAAACCAGCTTCGATATAACGCTCCAGCCGGGTCCAGTTGTGGGCCAGATAATTTACCGCTTTGCCCAAGACACTTTGCGACGTGACCTGCGGCTGCGTTTTTTCCATCCATGCTTTCAGCTTCGCCAACTCAGGCAGGCTTTTTTCCTGACGGCCGATGTAACGCTGCTCATCGCTGACATCCTTGAGTTCGCGCTCGATGCCGTACAGTTTATTGATAGATGCCAATGCAACATCGGCGCGGCCCGTTTTGCCTTGGGGCTGCACTTTCTTTGCCTCCACGAACTTGCGTCGTACATGGGCCATGCACGCCAGACGTTCCACACCCGGTTGCAACGCCAACGCGTTATAGCCCGCGTAATCGTCGGTCATCACGTAGCCGCGATAACTTTCCAGCAGACACAGCGGCACTTCCTGCGCACGGCTGGTGGTGTAGTCGAACAGGACGACTTTTCGGTCTGGTGGTCCGCTGGCCTGTACCCACATCCAGGATTGGCTGGTCGGGTCACGGCCCGGCTCTTTTAATACCTGGACTCTGGTTTCATCGCAGTGGATAAACGGGCTTTCGAATAATCGATCGCGCATCAAATTCAACAGCGGCTGGAAGTGTTCGCTGCACTGGATTACCCATCGTGCCAGTGTCTGACGCGGTATCTCGATGCCATGTCGACTCAGCACCGTTTCAAAACGATGCAGAGGCAAGCCGTCGACGTATTTGGTGGTCAGCAGCATGGCCAATACGCTCGGACTGGCCATGCTCTTTTCGATTAGCTGAGCCGGTTTGTCCGCGGTGACCGGTGCTGTTTCGCAACCGCGGCAACCGTAGACTTTGCGGATGTGTTTGATTACACGGATCTGCATCGGCACGATATCCAGCTGCTCGCTGGTTTCTTCGCTGATGACATGCTTGCGGCAACCGCAGGCACAGGTCAGTTCGTGCTCGGGCAGTTCGTGAATGACTTCGATGCGGGGAAGATCAGCCGACAGTGGTTTGCGTTTACCACGGCGTTTGACCGGTGCAACGACCTCTTCGTCGGCGTCGCCGACGGGAAGCATCGGCTCGCTTTCGGGTTCGTTGAACAGTGCCAGTTGCGGCGTGTTGGGTTCGACCGTCTGTTCGGATTTGCGTCCAAAGATACGGTCACGCAACAGCTTGATCTGTTCTTTGAGATCGACGATATGACCCTTATCAGCCGTGCGCTCAATCATTAACTGCGCGAGCAGTTGCTTGAGCAATATGGGGTCATCAGGAAGATCTTCGGGCATGGAAATCATGCCCTGGATTATACCCGTCAGGCGACAAATCGTGGAGTCAAAACCTTGTGCGGACGGTTACGCCAGAGATCAAATCCATCCAGTAACCAGTTCAGTTCCTGGACCGTCAGCACGATGGCCTCGTCCGTCTCATCGGGAGAGGTTTTGAACCGCTCGGACTCCAAACGCTTGAGCCAAAGGCAGAAGCCGTTGCGCTCCCAATAGAGTATTTTCACCCGGTTACGGTGGCGATTCAAAAAAACAAAAAGCACGGGGTCGAACACGGCGACTTTGATATCCAGCTCAACCAGTGCGGCAAGGCCGTCGATGGACTTTCGAAAGTCCACCGGCTTGGGGTAGAGGTACACTTTTTCGACTTTGGCGTCGGGTCGCATCAT